CTTTAAGTTCTTTTAGTGTGTTTGACAATCTTTACATTTTTGTTTCTTTGGTGAAAGATTGGGTGTGGCCGTTCGGGACGGCTGTCGTTAGTGCGGCCATGACTTGGCTTTCTATGTCTTTTGGCGTAGTAGCGTCGGTTTTAGCCGTCACTGAACGCATTTTGATGTATAAACACCAGTTAGAAGAACAGTGTTTCGTAGATGCGTTCTGCACTCTGGGTTTCATTATGATAATGTTTGCTCTTAGTGGTACCTTCACCATGATCGTGCTTATGTACAAAGAACACGGGTTTGATATGACTCCAATAGTCGTGTTGATGTCCCGTATGTACAACACGATGCATTTGAGTGTACTCTGCATTCTTCTTGCAATTTTCTTTCCCGCTGCCGTTCCTTCTTTGGTTGTTATTTTCGGTTTGTTTAAATCAGCTGATAGAATACATCAAGCTAAGTTGAGCGGTAATTGTTTAGGTGTAGGTGAATTTAGGAGAATTTTGATTTCGGGTAAGCCCGAGGAAGTCATAGTTCTTCCTAACAACAAGTATGTTAAGTTTGTTGGCACTTACCCGAGTCGATTAAATGAAATGGCAACTGGTTCGCCTGTTTTGGATGACGTAGAACCAGAAAGTGCTTGTCACATTGTAGATAATGGAGGCAGGTTCGTCGGTAATGCCGTGCTAGGTGCTTATATGGGTAAGGTTTTCTTACTCACTGCTTGGCATAATTTGCATGCTGACATTATAATTTTAAAGAAGAAAGACAAGGAGTTTCCTTTTGAAGCTAAGAGATTTTTCAGATATAATGATCTCGCTTTTTGTTCTTTCGAAGGCACCAACCCGGTGATAATGGCCAGGTTGGGTTTGCGCGCCGTAAAAATGTCACCGATCAATTTGATAGGGTCGATAGTGGTGCGCGCATATAATGGAGTTAAGTGGGTTACTTCACCCGGGTTTGTCGGTCCTAGACATAAACCTACAACAGAAGACCCCGGCGTAAAAGCTGAATATTTACACACAGCGTCTACCTCTAATGGTCACTCGGGTGCGGGTATGTATCAAAATGGAAAATTAGTTGGTATTCACTCGGGTTCTGTAGAACCAGTGAATATTTTCACGACGCTTTGGATTTTAGTTAATCAAGATCCTATGTTCGCGCGAGCGAAGAAAATTGGGATGTTAGCTAGATTTGTTGGTGAATCCGATATTTCGGTTGAAAGCGAGATGGAAAATTATGAGTTAGAAGTTGAAGACGATATGAGAAGGCATTTGGCCGGCGCTGTAGATGAAAACTACATGCGCAAATATCCAGAGTTGGAACGTTATCGCGATTTTTCTGTCGATAGGGAGTTAAGTAACGATTATTATTCGGAAGCCGCTGATTTGGAATATCAGGGGTATGGCCCCGGTTCCAATGAACAGAAACAGCTTATTGCTAGTTTTTATTCGAAATGGAACAGTAAAAGTGGGCCGACAAGTTACGAGAGTATAGTTTATGAAAGTTTTGATCGTGAAGAAGAAGTGGTCGTTAAGGCCGCTGCTCCCGTTAAGGATGAACAATCGGAGCTTTTAAACGAGATGCGCAGGGAACGTCTGCAACAACAACGTCAATTCCAAGATTTGATGGTGAAGATGACGAACCAGATGCAAGAGTCAATCCTGCAAAAGGTCGTAGATTCTTCGGTAAAGCCCGAATCCAGATTGTGGAGCCCACAGTCGAAGAAGGCACCTCAATCTATCTTGCCGGTACAGCTAGAAAACGGCCAGCAAGAGGAATCCCAAAAGCCCCTCAGCAATCGTGCGTTCAAGAAGCAACAATGGCAACTGAAAAAGAAGTCATCGACGGCTTCTACCCTTCAATCACCACACAACTTACCACAGGGCAATCCTTTCGATTCTATCAAAAGCGAGTCCTCCCCCGTTGTGCAGATACTTCCCCCCCTTGGAAAACACCGGGTCTTAGAGAGTTCTGCAAGCGATATCCAGCAAACGAAGAAGCTTATTCGGCCTTCTTCGATGGGTGTAATTTACGCCCAGCCATCTTTAATCTAGTGATGGATAAAAATAAACCTGAGAAAACTCCGGGTTCCCCTCTAAATGTGTTTTGCCCTTTTAATAAAGATTTGTATAATTTTTCAGCTGACATATACGAGGTGGTTAATTATAGATTACAAAAGTATGAACAACTTGGCGCAGCTTTGTTGCAAGACGAACGTGGATTATTTCCCACGGAACCACATAAAGTGGCTGCTGCGCTTGTAGACTTAGGGATAGTTGACCCTGTTTTAGTTGGTTTCAAATCGGAGCCTCGTGCTATTAAGGATGGACAACGCAAGGTTCCTAGGTTGGTTTCTCAAGTATCTGTTGTTACCAATATGATACAAAGGTTGATCTTTGGTGACAATCAACTGGAGGAACAAAAGTACGATAATTTACCTACGGCAACAAAATTGGATATTACCACTCCAGAAATTACAGCTAGAATGTATGCTGATTTCAAAGTAAATGGTCCCTTATCTACTTCAGATGTTGAAGGATGGGAATATTCGGTCGACTCCAGGACCCGATATGAAAATTGTTGCAAATTAGCGTGGAGTATGAAGTTAGCTGATGATAATATGCGTCCTCTTCTTGGTAAAGAAAAGCACCTTTGGGCGCTCTGGGGATTGTATTATTGTCTAGTGCATCGTGTAGTTCAAACGCAGGAGGGAGAGTTACTGATTCCCCCGCCCGGGCAGGAGTCGTCTGGCGAACTTGGGACATTTAATGAGAATTCTTTCAATAGATCTCATCTGTCCAATAAAGTTTCGCTAGATGCTGGTCTGGGACCTGTGCGCTACACTAAAAGCGCAGGTGATGATAATTTAGACTCAAATCCCGATTTACGAGAAAAGTATCAAATAAGAGGTTTTAAAATAACCGATTATGCTTTTCAAGTCGAGGATTTTGAGTTCTGCAGTACACAATATAGTGCTGCAGGTTGTTATCAGCAAAACATAAAGAAGTATGTCTATCAGTTTATGCAAGATAATAAGGATATAACAGATTCTTTGAATTTATTGGAGTATGCTCGGCTGTTCGGTAATCATCCGCGAAAAGATGAAATGCTGAATATGTTGGTTGAGCGACATTTGCTGCGTGATGCCACCGCGAGCCCTACAGTAGGATTGCCTCCGTCCTATTAATAGTTTTAATAAATGTCTTCCAAGCAGAAAAATAAAAAGAACATATATCTAAGTCCTAATAATCAATTAGTTACTTTGTCTAAGTCACAAAGGAGAAAATTGAATAAGAAGGCCTCAGTTAATCAGCTGAGATTAGTTGGTCATGGTGACTATAAAACCATGTATGAGAAAGCAATTCGTGCTTACAACACATTGCTTTCGGATCCTACATCAGACACTGGAAAATTGTCTGCAGATGTAGGTAGGAGAATGGGTGCTTATTTTGGGCGCCCTACAATTGGGTCTAAACTTGGACAGGCTGCTGCTTATCTATTTGGACATGGCGATTATAAATTGAAAACAAATTCGATTGTCAATGGAAATTTTGGTAATACACCCCCTGTATTTACCAAAGATGGTCGTAGAGGTGAACGAGTCACTCATCGCGAAATGTTTGGGTTGTTAACTAGTTCAACAACCTCTGGTGCTTTTAAGAATGAGGTTTATCCTATTACTATAGGAGATTCTTCTCTTTTTCCTTGGTTATCTCAGATGGCTCCATTATATCAACAGTGGGAACCGCTTGGAATTGTCATTGAATTTGAGTCAACTTCATCAGAATATAATGGTGCCTCCCAATCTTTAGGGACCGTTAATATGGCGACGGATTATAATATGAATGACCCACCTTATGCTTCTACTATTGAAGCTTTAAATTCTGAATTTTCAGACAGTACTAAACCGTCATGTTCGCTTCCTCATGGAATAGAATGTGATATGTCTGAGCGGCCTACAAAAGTTTTATATACTGATACTTCTACGCAACCGCCCAACTTTACAACACTTGGGAACTTTCAAATTTCCTCAGAAGGTGTTGTCGGTAGTAATATTCAGTTGGGAAAGTTGTGGATAACGTACGATATCGTTATGTACAAGAAAGAGTTAGCTATTGCTTCTTCGCCCTCATATCAGTTGGCTCTCACCGGTTCCAGTATTCCACAAGGTAACCCCTTTGGTGATCCTGCTCCTGTAACAGGAAATAATTTGCTTTATGATTACACTGTTTTGATTGGTGTTGGAGTACAGTTTACTTTCTCTTCCCTGCCCCTCTCCGGACCAGGCGATTCTGATAAGTTTTTCTTCTTTACTCTTACCAGTCTTCTCGCAGGTGAGTTTATGCCACCGGTTAGTTTTGGTTCTGGTTTCCAACTTCTTGAATCGGTGGAATGTGTTCCTACTGACACTGATTTGCCGGCCAGTCGCATCTTTACTCTTAAAGTTGTTGACTCTGCCAACCAATTTATCAAAATTTTAAGCGTTAATATTGCAAGCGATGAGACATTTGACATTGCGTTCAATTTACTCTCATCACATGCACTCATTATCGGCGCATAGTCCGTTACCTTTTCAAGATGACGTGTTTTACGACTTGGTATCGTAGAATTTTCTCGGTTAAACTACACCAGTTGGAAACAACAGTCAGACAGTTACTATATGCAAGTATGATGCATCGTTATCACAGATTTCAGAACCTGTCTGGTCACGTTAAGCTCTCTTTCTTAACGTGCATCAGAATAATCCTGAACTTGTGTGTAGACAAGGTTAGTCTTTAAAACCACTTACTGCAAAGTTAAATCAGAAAGACTGAGCCACTATTACTCAGTGGTCTTAAATTAGTGCAATTCTTTT